GTAAGGGTAACTAGTGTGCCCCACGCCCACGAACGCCCCATCCGGGCTCCAGGCAATGCTCTGGCCTGCTCCTGTCGGAATAGTGGCGGGATCGGCGAACTTGACCGGGTTATCGGGATCCTCCATGTCCCACACGGTGATGTACGGGCTGATCTCGTGCGCTACGGCCAGGTACCGCCCGTCCGGGCTCCAGGCAATGCCGAAGCCGTTGCCGGCAGGCACCGCATTGACCAGCGGATCGCCCTCGTTGTCGGCCGTGGGCGCAGCCGGGGCCTTCACCCCCATGTGCAGCCAGTCCGCCGGAAGCAGCGGGGGAGAGCCGCTGCCGGGGATGGCGAGGTCGTTGCCGGTCTTCTTGGGCGGCCCGTCTCCGGTGAAGTAGCGCCGGTTGCGGTAATCGTTCGCCACGGGGCCCAGCACGCAGTTCACGCGCCGGTTCCAGTTGAACCAGGACGTGGAGGAGCGGTCGGATGCCGCCAGCCCGGTGGTGGAGGCGTAGGAGATGTAGACGTAGGAATCGTCGGACGAGAACGCCAGCCCCCGCGCCGCCGCCGCGGCCGTCGCCGTCAGCTTGCGCCCGAACGCCCCGTAGCCCCATGCGTAGGCTTCCAGGAAGGGCGAGGACCCCACACCGTAGAACAGGAAGCCGCCGCGGCTATCCCACGACACCGCCTGCGCCTGCGAAGAGAGGGCCGTGCCAGGGTCGGTGACGAGGTAGCGGAAGGGGTCGTTCTGGGCGGTGTCGAAGCGCCACACCCGCGTGTAAGGGCTGCCCGTCTGCACGATGGCCACCCAGCGGTTGTCCGGCGCCACGGCGATGTGGGTGGCGTTCCCGTCGGCCAGCATCGACGAGCCCGGGGTGCGCTTGTCGCCCAATGCCCCCGTCCAGCGCCATGCGGACACGTAGGGCGTGGTGGCGTGCGCCAGCAGCACCCAGCGGCTACCCAGGCTCCACGTCACGCCCGCGCCCGCACCGGCCGGGATGTCCTTGCCCGTGGGCACCACCTGCGTGCCGAAGTCGTCTGTGAACAGGTACACGCTTAGGTAAGGCGTGGTGGCGTGGGCCACCGCCACGTACTCGCCGTCCGGACTCACGGCCACGCACAGCCCCGCGGAGGCCGGCGGAGTGCCCGGGGTCGCCAGCGTGCCCCAGGTGCCGTCCCACGGCCACGCGCTCACGAAGGGGGTCGTGTCGTGCCCCAGGAACACGTAGCGCCCGTCCGGGCTCCAGGCCACCCAGTGCCCCTGGCCGGCCGGAATATCCCCGCCCGTGGGCGAGGTGGGGGCGGTCAGCGCCGCATCCGCCACCGCGTACACGGCGATGTACGGGCTGGAGGTCAACGCCACCGCCATCCACTTGCCGTCCGGGGAGAGCGCGTTGTGCCGGATGTTCGAACCTACCGCGGCGGACGTGGCGGCCGGGGTGCCAAGCGCCCCGCTCACGTCCGGGTAGCGGTGGATGGCCAATGTGTCAGAGCCGTGGTAGGGCGTCACCACCGTGCTGGGGCCGTCCAGCGGGCGTGCCTCGTTGTTGCCCAACCTGAGGTTGATCGCGGACTGCCCCACGTTGTCGGCGAGCTGCCGCGGCTTCACGGCGGGCATGGTGCCATGCGGATTGAGAACCCGGATCGTGCTCACGCCTCAGAACCTCCTCGTGATGCCGTCGCCGCCGCCAGCAAGGCGTAGTCTGTGGGGGTCCACTCCGCCATCGAGCGCCTCCTAGCGGGGGAAGGGGTCGTTGTAGCCGAAGGCCCCGGTCTGCGCGATGAGCCGCCCCGTCCCGCCCCCGGCCATCACCTTCACACGGTACTCCGCCACATAGTTGTTGAAGCGCCGCTCCTCGTCCATCGCACGCTTGTAGTCGCCCCAGGGCTTGGAGGTGCGCAGCAGCCGATACAGCGCCCCCGCCCGCACCGCCGCCTCGGCCTGCAGGAAGCGGGCGTCGATGGTGGTGGCGGACAGGGACGGATTCAGCGCGGCGCGGGCGACGATCTCCAGGGCGTCCGTGACCGCCTCCGCGTTGGGCGGCGGCACGAGTTGGATCTGCCCGGGGGCAGGCACGAAGTACCCGGTCGGCAGCCGCGACGTGGTGGCGGTGCTGTAGTCCCAGCCACGCATGTTGCGGTCCAGCCAGTCGCGGGTCAGCAGCGGAATGTCGGGGTGCTCGTCCACGATCCACAACTTGACCGGCGCCACGATCTCCGCGTTGGCCGGCGGGGTCAGCGTGTAGGTGGCCGTGTTCTCCACCAGCGTCACCGCGGTAGCCAGCGTCTCGGCCCACCAGTGCGTGCGCTCGCAGAACTCGCGGATGGCGTTGCGGATGGCGCGCTGCACCTCCGGCACACCGGCGCCGGGGACCTCGGATTCCACTTCCGGGAAGAAGTCGTTGAGCGTGGCCATGCACTGCCGTCCTTTACGCCGCCTTGGTCTTGGCGGCGCCGATGGAGGTGTAGAACAAGTCCAGGTAGCCCTTCCCCTCGTCCATCTCCCCTTCTTCGCGGTCCTCGATCAGCGCGCTCCCAGCCACGTAGAGCTGAAGCGGGGACCGGTAGCGCGGCAGCACAGTGAGTTCGGAGTCGATGTAGTTGGTGCCCGCGCCGACGGTCGTCAGGTCGATGGCCGCGCCGCCAAGCGTGGCGGCAAGCTGGATCGTGTCCCCGTCCGTCACCAGCACGTAGTAGACCGTGCGCGCGGTCAGCGGAGAGGGGAGGGAGCTCCCCGGGGTGGGCAGCACCACCGTCTGCCCTGCCTGCAGCCCGTGACCCACGATGGTGATCGTGTCCGCGCCCGTGTCCACGTCCGTGGTGGCGAAGCTGCGGTAGATCATCGGCAGCGGCACGCGGCTGTAGAGCGTCTCCACCCACACCTGGGTTGCCGCGTGCGCGCGGGGGTAGGTGTAGAACCGCGTGGGCTCCGCGGGGTGCTGCAGCCAGTTGAGGATCGTCGTGTCGGGGGTCGAGGAAATCCAGGAGCGGTCCGCGCGCCCCATCTCTTCCAGCGCGGCCGGGATGATCGCCGCGCCCGCCGTGGCGCCGTCGGCCCCCATGTTGCGGGTCACGTCCAGCAGGGCGATCGCGTCGTCGGGCAGGATGTCGTGCTGCACCTCTCCTGCGGTGAGTTGCAGGGCCTCGCGCACCGTCGCGGCGTCGGGTCTCCAGTTCACGAGCTGCAGCGCGCCGTCCGCCAGGAGGCCCACCAGCTTGGCGTCGCTCCAGCGGTAGGCAGTGGAGTCCTCGTCGTGGATCCCTCCACGCACCCGGCCCAGCACGTCTCCAACCGTGACCAGCATCCTCTCCTCCCGTGCCCGCTACAGGGCGGCGTGGGACAGTTCCATCTCCTCGGCGGGGATGGACTCCATCGTGGAAACCACGTGCGTCAGCTCCACCACCACCTCCAGCGTCACCGGGTCGCACAGGCATTCGCCGTAGACCGCCATGCTGTAGGTCTGGCGCTTGCCCAGCTTGGGCGGAGGGGGCGGTGGCGGCACGGTCTGCCGGCCCACCGGCATGTCGTGCTCCGGCCCGTAGACCGGGTACGCCTCGAAGGACGCCCGGAGCTGCTGGAAGTGCGGCTCGGGCACGCCGACCTTCTTGGTGCGCTGGACGTAGATCATCAGCCCGTTCACGCCCACCGGCACCGTGCCCTGGTAGTGCTCCTGCTCGAAGAGTTCCACCGTCTTGCCCAGCATCAGCCGGCGCTGGTCGGACAGGCGCCGGAAGTACACCAGGTCGTTGCTGTCCCGCTCCCGGCGGTAGCGCTGCAGCACCGGGTACTGCGCGGCCTCGGGGAAGTCGCCCGCGGCGGTCACGCGCGTGTTGCCCTCCCACTGCTCGCAGGGGGCCAGTTCCGGCACGGGGTCGGGCTTGCGGGCGGCCACGCCCAGCCTTGCCATCACCCCATCCGCGAATGCTCCGGCCACGTCGGACACGCTGTTGGAGGACGGCGCGCTCTGCGCTTGAGGCTGCTGCGGCTCAGGCGGGGGCGTGGGGGCGGGCGGCGCCGGGGGCTCGTCGGACAGCGGCCGGCGCGCCACCTCGTGCAACTTCTCCACCTTGGCCAGCAGCGCTTCCCGGCCCTCGGCCGCCAGCGCCTCCTGGCCGAAGCGGTCACGGATGTACTTGGCCAGCGTCTGCGGGTTCGCGTTGCGAACTTCCTGCACTGTGCGGAAGTACCGCACGCGCTTCTTGCTCTTGCCCTTGGCCATGTGGCCCTCCAGGGAGTTGTCGCGCCGCCCGGCCCAGCGGCGGCGCTTGGTGGTGCGGCGCTAGAATCGGGGCAGCGTGCCCAGCACCGCGTCGGTCGGGTGCGTGAACGCCGCCAACGCCGCGAGCGAGTCCGCCCCGCTGTTTGGCCAGGCTAGGTCCACGTAGGTGTCCGTGACTGCGGCGTCGCTCAGGTCGTCGGTGTCAGGCACGAAGGTGCCGGTGCCGTCGGTCGCCACCTGCAGGTAGCCGATCGGGGACTCACCGGCCGGAACCGCCGGGAGCAACGCCAGGGCCGCGGAGGCTGCGATGTTCCCCTCCGTCACCTTGGGCGTCCCGGCCTTCAGCGTGACCAGGTACTTGCAGAAGCTGGAGATGGGCACGGTCGTGGCCGCCGTGGCCCCGAACGTCACCTCGAACGTGGCCTTCGAGTACAGCAGTCCATCATTGAGATAGGCGACGGTGTTGGCCGCCTTGATCTTCTTCGGATCAACGGAGCCGATGGTCAGGCCTGCGGTGTTGAAGCTCTTGTTCTGCGAGCAGCGCAGCAGGATGTCCAACTGCGCCTGCAGGCTGTCCAGCAGGAGGGCGCTCGTGCCCCCGCTCTTGAGCAGGGCCAGCACCGTGTCCAGTTGCGCCTGCAGTTCGGAGAGTCGCTTGTACGTGTACAGAACGTGTCGGTGGTCCGCCATGACGGAACTCCCTTCGATGAGGTGCGGCCGGAGAACGACCCCCGGCCCGTTGGCCCGTAGTGAATGTGCTTCGCGCGGGCCCGCCCTCCCGCGCCGGTACCGCCGCCTCGGGCTACGCTGCGCCCGTGGAGATCAGCGCGCTGGGGCCCGTGTCCGCGAAGCGGATGCTGCGGTACGTGGCGTTCGTGGCTCCCGCGTCCAGCAGTGTGGTGCCGAACACGAAGGTTTCTGCCGCCCCGGTCTTGACGTAGACCTCGCCCAGCACCGCCCAGCCGGTGGGCACCGCGGGCAGTTCCACGCTGGCCTCGGCCACGGACGCGGCCACGATGGGCCCCTGCCGCGTCTGCACGGTGGTGCCGGTCTTGCCGATCACGAGGATCTTGCACGCCTCGCTGTTGCCCAGCGACGTGTGTCCGGTGGTGAAGTCGTAGTCCTGCGCGGTGAGCGCCGTCTGTTGGATGCCGCCGATCAGGCACACGGCCGCCCCTCCCAGGGCCACCTTGGACTTGGTGGTGCCGATGGCAACGGCCGGCGAGATCACGCCGATGACGCGGTTCATAAGGTAGTTGGCCAGCGTGCGCAGGTCCGCCCGGTCCATCGAGGCGTCCTTGCGGCCGGTGTCGGGAGTCTGGAGCCCGCCGCTCGTGTTGGGGGTCGTCATGGTGTTGTTCCTCTCTCCTGATGGTCAATGATCGGTGTTCACCGGCCGCCCCGGCGAGGGTCGCTTCCCCAGCTTAGGCCGGGATCGCGTGTTCCCAACGGTGCAGCCACGCCTCATTGAGGCGGACGTGCGTGCGGTAGGTGGCCCAGGAAGCGAAGCCCCAGGACGCCAACGGGGTGGCGTGGCTCACCATGGGCGGGCGCCAGTTCACGGTGATGGACTGGCGTCCTTTCAGCGGCACCGTGCCGAAGCACTCCCGCGCGAACACCATCGTGACGTACACGTCCGCGCTGGTGCCGCCCGTGGACTGCATAGCGCCCTTGGCTCCGCCCCCGTCGATGTACTTCGGGATGAGCTGCGTCTTGCAGAAGCGCATCCCCTCCACCGTGCCGAACTCCGACTCGTGCTTCTTGGCGCCGGAGGGGTAGTCCGAGTGGCTCTTGAAGCCGTCCACGTCGCGGAAGGCGCGCCAGCTCGCATCGGTGTGCGCCACGCCGATGTAGCTGGGCTCGATGGACACCGAGTTGTAGTTCTGCGAGCTGGGGCGGATCGACGTGATGGGCCTGGCCAGGTTGCCGTCCAGCGTCGCGCAGATCGCGCGCAGTTTGGTCCGCGTGGGAGCCGTGTTCACGTCGGTGCGCGCGGTGCCGTTCTGGTACGTCACCTGGGTGCCGCCCACCACCGTGCTCCACCCGATGCGCTCCATGGACTCGGAGCCCTGCTCGGACATGACGCCGGTGTACTCGCGGATCGCCTGGGGCTGGTCGTCGTTGAGGTCCAGCACCTCAGTCGTCACCGGGGCCCAGCCCCCGTAGCGCGACAGCGTGGCCGTGATGTCGGTCGGCACGAACTGCTGCCCGCCCGGCGTCACACCCTCGGTCAGCGCCGTGGTGATGGCCGCCATGCGCTCGTAGCGCCGGAACTTCACCGTCCCTGTGCCGTGCATCCTCATGCCGAGCCCGGATTCGCTCAGCATGTCCAGCAGGTAGTAGGGCTGGCCCCGTTTGAGGAATGCCGCGGCAGCCTGAACGTCCGCCATGGTCGGCTGCGTGGTCGTGGTATTCGGGATCGTCATCTCGATCTCCTAAGCGTTGTGGTTAGGGCGCGAAGCTCCTACGCCTCCGCCCATGCCTTGTTGAACTCACGATCCAGATCCTGGTCGGTGAGCGGGAGGTCCGCCACCCGCGCCGGGATGCTGGGAGCGTGCGTTCCTTCGCCTGGGATCGCCTGGGCCGCCGCCATGCGTTCCTGGTTGACTGGCGCCGGTCGCGGCGGGGCCGCGGGCGCCGTGGGTTGCGCGGGAGCCTGGGCCGGAGGCTGCTCGCCAGCCGGGGGGCTACCGTCCTGCAGAAGTTGGTGCACGTCGCTGATGCCCTTGATGCGCTTGAACTCCGCGATGGCGCGACTGGCCTCCGCGGGCGTCCCGCGCAGCAACGCCTCCTCCAGCACCGCGGCGTCTTTGTGCGGCAGTTGATCCACCGCCGCCCACACCGCGTCCTGGAGTTGCCTGCTCTTCGGGTTGCTCTGGTCGATCACCGCGGCCCAATCCGGGTGCACCGCCACCACCTGGGTCAGCGCCACCTCGGTGGCCGTGGAGATCGTGCCCTCCCGCACCTGATCGCGCAGGGACGCCTGGAAGTCGTCCAGGTCATCACGCCGCACAAATGGGCGCGTGGCGGCCATGATGGCCTTGTAGATCTCCGGGTACTCCGCGCGCAGCTCCTCCAGTGAGCGGTCCGCCTCGACGTCCTCGGCCGCGGCTGCGGGGTCGTCCAGCGGGCGCCCGGTTTCCCTCACCCATTCCCGCTCCTCGCGCGCGAGTTCCCGCTTGGCCGCGCGGATCAGTTGCGCTCTCTGCTCGGGGTCCGGCAGGGCCGGCTTCTCCGGCCTGGGTGGCTCCTGAGCCGGTGCCGGAGCGGGCGCCGGTTCCGTCTTCACATCCGCGGCAGGGGCGGCCGGGGCCGCAGTCGTGGAGGGCGCTGCCGGGGCGGGGGCGGGCTGCGCCGCGCTGGGCTGGCCCCCATCGCTCGGGGCCGGGTCGATCGCGGGGGGATCTTCGCCTTCCGTCGCCGCGGGAACCGCGGGGTCAG